TACAATCACGTCGGCTGACCCAAGTTGAAACGTGATCGCGGCTTGCCCTGCCGAAGCCGGGTTGAACTGAATATATGTCGCCTGATCGCCTGCACCGACGAGGCTGATTCTGTGATTCGTGACAAAGATACGGTCCGTTATAGCATATGTACCTGCTGAAAATAGTACGTCCCCCGCCGAGAGACTATTGATGGCGGCCTGAATGGCTGTCTGCCATGGGCCGCTGCCCGAGTACCACCATTCCGGCCTCGCCTCTTTCAACCCTGTCAGTTGCCCCGCGCTGAAGCCGGAAAACGTCTGCCCGCAGGCAGAGAAAGGCCCGTTGATGGCGAGGGTGCCCCCGGCATTCGTGATCAGGCCGCCTTCTGCCACCTGGATAGCGATGTTCGCAGGTACCGTCGTTGCCGCTGTCACCGTCGTGGGGACATTGACGAGCAGATCCATCGGGGCCGCGCCTATGGCTGCGACCGCAGCGGTAAGAGAAGCATAGTTCGATATATAGACGGGCGGGGCAGGCATCGCGCTGTGAAAAGGGGTAAGGATGCCGGTGCCTACGGTCGTAAGCCCACTGTCGAGGGCGCCTGAGTCCCAACTGACCGTGACGGTCGTTACAGAGGGGCTGCCGGAGACGGCTGAGGCAATGACGGTCCCGTAGATCGTCCCCGCCGAGACAATCGCCTGGAGCCTGATGCCCACCTGGAAAAGGGGCGTCTCATCATTGGGAATAGAGAACTGGCGGGCGTTCACGTAGGTGAAGAGGAGGGTTTGGTTTACCCACTGCCCGGCACCTGTGCCGCCGGCCGGGGCCGAGGAGACGTTATCCCTGGACCATACTTGATTTCCTTGTGAGTCCTGGAGCACCAATTTATAGTAGCCGGAAAGCCACACATCGGCCTCGCCATTCAGATCGAGGATCACGGGGTTTGTATTGACCGTGTTGCCGCTCGAATCGGTATAGCTGGCCTTGGGATAGCCAAAGCCCGACGTGCCCGGCTCGAGGGTCCAGAGCTGCCCCCCGGAAAGAGGATTCCCCGTGCCGGGGTAAAACGCCTTGAATCTGACAGGAGGGGCTACGCTTACACTCATTCGTCACCTCGCTAGAAATTTATCCCGTATCTCTTCCCTTCCTGAATGTCGTCAAATATCTTATCCAGGCCGGCCAGATCGGTGCTGATCGAGATTGCGTCGACCCGCTTCACGCGCTCCTTCACCAAATCCATCACTTCCTTGACCGTCTCTCCGAGGCCGATCACCACGCCCAAACTATCGAAGGGCGGGACGGAGTAATAGTCTTGACCTTTATGAACAGCCATGCGTAGTTTTACCCACCGGCGCAGCTCTTTGGGAAATGTGATATTAACGAAGGTCTTTGCCGCTTCAGATGATTCCATGGAAGCAGCCGCCGCGTATTTGTACTTCATGACCGGCACCACCCGCTCTCCCGTGGCCATGCCGTAGACGACCTCCGAATAGTTTTCTATCAACTCAGTCTGGATCGCTGCCACCCCAGGCGCCGCAAGCCGGATGGTCGGGTCGATGAGATAGGGCGTCTTGTCCTTGCCGATTTTGAATTCAGTACTGTAGAAAAAGCGCGTCTTGTGGCGTTTGAACTCAGGGGAAAGACCATCGTTAATCCATTTTACCGGTTCGGGCAAGTCTTTTTCTGACTGATAGACGCGGCTGATGATGCCGGAGCCCTTGTGCTCATACCCACAGGTAGTGGGATAGATGAGCTCCCCTTCCCATGTGGCGCCGTCGATCCCCGGCTCCACTCCTTCGAGCAGCTCCTCGCAGATGAAGACCACATCCTCCTTGTAGGGGCCCAGCTTATACGCGATCCAATCTATTCTTGACTCCGAGGCTCGCTGATCGTGGTGTTTGAAGCTCTCTGAAATGCCCCGGAACTCGGCATCCACCTTAAAAAAATAGTCTTTGTGCTCTTGAGCGAATTTCCGCAGGGCCGTCACGCCTTTGACGCGGTGCGTCTCCTGGACGGGCAAGCCGTTTTCCTTCTGTCTCATGCGGCCGTGCCAGCGATCAAGCTCCAGTTTTTCCGCGGCCCCTGCCCCCGCCACGGGGTACTCGTGTTTTTTCAGCCATTCCACGAGTCCCGCGCATGTCGTATCGGGGACAAAGATGAAGTCCGCCCCGTCCAGGTGCTCCTCGAAGCTCGCGATCCGCTCCATGCCGTCAAGACCCTCGCCGATCTTCGCCTTGAAAGGCTCGGGGAAGGCGTCGGCCCACGGCACGAAGTATAAGACCTGCGCGCAGTCGCGGAGCAGTCGAAGGGCATTCTCGGTGAAGAGGCCCAGGTCGTAAACCAGGGCATGTTTGTTCTTGAGGCTCATCGTGTGCATCCCCCCTCTTTTTTGCTCTATTTTCTCTCTGTTTCTTTATTGTTCCGTCAGCCTACCCGTCCTTCTCCCCGCGCTCCGCTCGATCTTGTCGGATGCGGACGTCCCCTCTGCCGGCGGCGCAGTCAGCCAGGGCGGCCGGATGCGCGCGGGCTGCGGGCCGGCCGGCCCGGGGGGATTCGGCAGAGGAAGTTTACCGTTTGCCCAGGCTGGGCGCCGCCTTGCTATCTCATCCTGCAGGCGGATCTCCCGGAGCTTTTTCCTGATCTTCGCGTTTTGCCGCGTATCCCCATAGGCTGCCACGGCCACCACGTCCTGCAGGGAGAGAGGGCGGTAGTAGGCGGACAACACGTTCATATTCCCGGCCGGCGGCGCCGGCGTCAGATAGTTCTTCCAATCAGCCATGATTCACCTCGGTTGGTTAAAGGCCGCGTCTTTTATGGTCCATTTTTTTTATTACAGCCCATACGCGTTCTGTCCGATAAGCGCGTTGATAAGCGCCTGCTGGCTCTGGTTATTCAGATACGTGCCGTAGCCGCTCATGATATTATTTGCAAGGTTGTTCAACCCGCCCGCATAGGCATTGCCTGCGCCCACGGTCCCTGCGGCGAGCGCGTTGCCCGCCCCTACCCCGTAATTCCCCATGGTGTTGGCCGTGTTCATGCCTAAAGACCCCATTGCCTGCGACTGATTCTGCCCTGTGTTGGATAGTCCGGCGAGGAAATTATAGGGCATGGTATACTGCGAGCTGAGGTTCTGGCCGTAAGCCTGGAGGGCCTGATTATAATACTGGTTCTCGTACTGGCTGGCGAGACCCGCGCCCAGGTTGGCAAGAGAGGCCGCGGCCGTCCCCGACCCGTAATTGCCTGTCGCCGCGTTCTGTGCGTTCGCGGCGGCTATCGCCTGGTTCTGCGTAAACTGGTAATCGGGGTTATTCGCGATCTGCGCGGGATCGAAGGAGAACGCGGGGATGTTCGTGAACTGACCCCCCGGCTGCGTCCCGGCCGCGAGCTGGTTGACCGCCCCGGTCCCGGCCGCGAGCCAGGGCTGCATGTTCGCCTGCTGTTGCAGCCATTCCTGGTATTGGAGCTGAGAGGCGTTCTGATTTGCTGCCGCCGCGGTCTGCGCCGCCGACTCTTGAGCATTCGCCTGTTCCGACGCGCCGAAAAGGCCCAAACCCCCGCCGAGTAAAGAACCGCCTATGATTGCTGATGCTCCCATGTTATTTCTCCTTGTTCTTGAGAACCGGTGTGAGGCCATTCGGGCCTTCGCCTTTTACTTTCACGTAGTATCTGCCGAAATCCTGGTAGTGCATGCCCTCAAAGAGACGATAGACGCCGTTATGCATACCGCCGTGAGTTACGATGATCTGCGCCCCCGCCTCCTCCGCTGCCTTTTCAAGCAGCCTGACCAGGCGCATGCCTTCCGAGCCGCATCTGTAGTCGGGATGCAGAAAGAGAAGAGGCACAGTACCCTGAATGCAGGCATAATGGGCATGAGGGCCAAGAACTACGACCGCGAACGCCTTGACCTGCCGCCGGTCGTTTCGGCCTACTATCACCCGAAGTCTACCGGCATTCTCGAGACTCTTGTAAAGCGCCCAATCAGGATCGGCAGGAAACGCGTGGAAAGGTGCGGCGACGTCGTTCCAGTAGAGCTCCGTCATGAGCGACATTTCATTTATGAGCTTGTCATCAAGCCTTTCTACCCGGTAATCGAGCATTAGCCATAAGCTCCGGTATATATATTGAACATGCCGCTTCGCTTGCCAGGCGCTTCTATAGCGGCTGTCACGCGCCGCGCGTTCATGGTCTCGATGGTGCGCATAGCTTCGCGCGCCAGCACTTTCAGATCGTTCTCAATGGGTTTCCCGCTGTCGTGATACTGGGGCCACAGCCTGAGTGCGAGGTTATATTCGAGCGCCTCAAAGTAGGCCGGTTGGAAGGTGATGGCGTCCGTCAAATTTGCGAACTCCGTCAACTGCCCCTGTTCGCCCATATAGAGCGTGTAGGGGGTCGAAGGGTCAGGAGCGGGGTAGAGGTTGATTACCCCAAGAGCACTCGTCTGCTGGGTGAGGCCGGGGTCGAACCAGAGGCCCTGCGGCCGGCCGGTGCCTATCGATTTGTCCTCGATGGCGTAATACTCATCTGATGTCAGAATCTCAACCGGGGTGTCGCTACCGTTCGCATCCCTGATATAGGCGTCCGTGATCGCCGATGGCCGGGGCGTGTTGAAGTTTCCGCCCGTACCGATGGTGTAGGCGTACTTCCCGGGGACAAGGGGAAACGCTTGCATGACGGTGCCCAGGACCATGAGCGAGCGCACCGACCATGCGTCTATCATGAAATTGAGCTTCGTCAGCCCGTCCGCCATCTCGTCGGACGTCGGCGTCTCCGATTTCGCGACCGCCCCTATATCCTGAAGGGCGAACGTGATGAGCTGCTGGACCTGGATTATCATGCGGAAGATCTCCTATCGCCTGGGGGCGGCCTCGATCACCACCCCCTTTCGTTTTGACGCCTGTTATGTGCCGAGCGGGGTAGGCGGCGTTTCGGCCGCCGCCGCCGGCGCCCCCGTCGCCAGCTTGTTTGCCGCCGCAGCCTGGATCGCCGTGATCGCCATAGGCTCGGCAATCGTGATGCTCTTCGTCGCAAGCTGCTTGACGAGCGTCGTTGCCTGGGCCACGAGCTGCGCCCCGGTCATGGTGCCCAGGGCCGTATCCGCCATATCGGCGACGAGGGTCTCCGCGTCGGCAAGCACGGTGGGACCGATGCCGGTCTCGAACTGCGAGATGAGCGAGCCGAAGTGCCCCTGTATCTCCGACTTGAGGGATGTGAAGAATGTTTCTACCTTCTGCCAGAAAGTTGTTGCCATACGCCTTCCTCCTTTTGGTTATTCAGCTTTCGCTGTTGTGCTCAATTACCTTCAAAAATGGCATGTCCACCCGACCTTGATCTCAGGCAACCCCTTGCCTTCCTCCGCTTGGATCGAGTCCTGTGTCTCCGCCATCTCCTCCCCCGGCGTCTGGTCCGGGGGCAGGTCGGTCGATGACCCTGCTTCCGCTTCCCTGGCTGAGTTGAGCAGCCGCCCCTCCGGGCTGTCCGGGTCCGGCTCCACCGATTTCAATGGTTCCATCAGGTTTGACGTAACCTCGTCCATATCCCGCCCTCCAAAGGATGCTGCCTATGCGTATGAGCCAGCCGAAAACCCATTGTTCCGTCGAATTGGCCTTTATCCTGTTTGTTCGCAAAAGGTAGGCGTCGAGAGCCTTCACAAATGCCAGGAATAGAGCAACCAGAAAAAGCACCTCCGGCGAAAAGTAGTGAGCCATCGTGTGCAAAATTGCCGAGTTCATAAATGCGTCTATCACGTCAGACCTCCTTTCAACAGTGATTCACATAGTTCCCGTTCTCAAAGATGTCCTTCTCCTTTTGCCGCCTGTCCTCAAGCCCCTCAACCTCCTTACCGTCTGCTTTATCCCACACGAGGAATTGCTGTCCGGCCCCGGCAAAGTCTCCCTGATTAAGCAGTCTCAAAAGCGTGCTTTTCCTGAAATTCCCCTGCCCCTCGTTGAAGGTGAAATCTATCAGCGCGTCCGCCTGATTCTGCGTGAGCGGCACATGCACGAGCATATTCACCGCTCCTGTGGGGTCCTGGAGGTCATGGAGCAGTATTTTATCGGCCCAGGCCTCGTCTATCCCATCAGGCGGGTAAATCTCTCCCCGGAGTACTTTGTGGCCCCACCCGATAGTAAAGACTCCCGGCGGGTCCGCCTTGCCGTGATAGATGTGTAAGCGAAGTTCTTCCCAGGATTTCAGGAAGGCCAGGCCCTTGGGGGAAATTACATGGTTCATTTCGCCGTCCTCTGTAACAATTCCTTGATATCGTCTCTCATCTCCTTCACTGCCCCCCACAATTCTTCCTGGGCCTTCTTCACGTCGGGATGAAATGGACACGTTTTATCGTTCCTGGGCCGTAGAATAAAAACGCTTCCGATTGTGAACATCCCTCCAATTATTACCGCCGCTGTTGCGTAGTGCATCGATTATCCTCCACCTGTGCCGCGTGTCGAATTCGGCAGTGTTGGCTCACCGTCACCGTCCGGTCGTTTCTTTTTCACCTTTTTTCGCTAATTCCCCGTCCTTATTCTCAAGCATCTCCCACACCTGGCCGACCACCAGGGTAACGTAGGTAAGCTGCACCATCCGCTTCAGGAGCACTATCTCCTCAGATGTCATATCGAGAGGAGCGGTGCTCGCGTGTATCCTCCGTGCAAGCTCGTATCTTTTTACCTTCTCTTCCCCCGATATTTGGGCCTGGCTGCCCATAGAGCTACCGCTCTCGGAGGCCAGCAGACTATTGACGCAGACCGTCCGAAGGGTAAGGGGCTTCATGGCTTTCTGGTCAAAGCCTTTCAGGATGTCGGCCGAGGGAACATTTTCGAGGAGCTGCGTGAGTACCTTGTTAACGTCCGGGTACTGCTCTTTTATAACGGTGCCGTCCAGGTTATGCAGTTGCCTTCCGAAGTCTATCTCGGCTGCGCGTGCGCCCGCGACGAGTGAGAGCACGACGAGCGGTACAAGCAGGACTATCGTCTTCATTTTCTCTCCTTAATCCGTCTGTAAGCTCGTCGCTGCCCACGATCCGCCGCTGCACGGGCCGGAATTGCCCCTGCCCATCAGCCCCGCGTTTGCACCGCCGTTGCAATAATAGACAGTATTCGTCCCTGCGTTGATCGATACCTTGCCGCCGCTTGTCACCGTCAGGGTATCCGCAGATGCGCCGTAGGTGCGGAAGCTGATCCCGGCCCCGCTTGCGATGGGCTCTGCGAGGCTGAAATATACACCCGTAAGATCAACGGCGAACCGCTTGTTCAGCCCGGAAATGCCAAAGTTGATCGGTGTGCTGGTTATCGTATGAATCCATGAGGCATTTGCCTGCCCTGTCCCGGTCGTTCCACTGCTCTGCACCTGTATTTGCAACCCGGCGCTGTCGGATTCCAGATCAATTAACGCCTGGCTGCCATTAGATGAGTTATTATTCGCTATTAAAATCCCCTGCGGGTTTGGCGTATTTTCGAGCAGATAGAGGCTCTGCATCGTGGAGTTTGCGCCGGGGCTGATCGTCATCCAGCCATTCTGTAACCGCGGGCTTGCTATCGCGGCCCCGAATATGATCTTCCCGGTCGTGCTGTCTATGCGAAAAACGCAATAGTTGGAACTGATCTGCGGCGCCTCGATATAGTAGTCCTGCGATGTATAGTCCAGCCCCAAACGCCAATACGGATTACCGTTATAGTTCCACAGGATTTGAGGATCGGCTCCTCCTCCTGATGAGGCAATGGTTAATGGGTTTGCACCACTGCCTACAGCCCATCCGTGGCTGCCGTTGCTTGTCAGCGGTAAACCTGCTACCGTGCCGGAATCAGGCACCGTGCCGGAGGGAGGCGATTGCCATGAGCCAGCGCCGTTGGCGTCGGAGGTAAAGACATTACCAAGGCCCTTGCCGGTTGTCAGGGTGAATGAGCCCCCGTTTATCACAGGAGCGGTCAAGGTCTTGTTGGTCAGGGTCTGCGTATCCGTCGTGCCGGCAAGAAGTCCTGAAGCCGGTGGAGTGACCGCAACGCCCTGAATCTTGTTGACCGTAGGGCCTGGATAGCTGCCGGAGAGGTCACCGGAGGCAGGACCGGAGGGCGGAAGGGCCGTCGGCTTATTGAGGATTTGCGAGGGGCTCGTTGAGGAGTTCCAATCAGACGGGACCTGGGGGGCCGATGAGGCACCGCTGGCGAAGGCGAGGGACGGAAGAGAGAGGAAGAGAAGAAGTAAAAGCCATGATTGAACGTGTGTTGTTTTCATGTCACTTTTCCTCCGTCCAGCCGACCGTGGCCGTGCTGGTGGCCGTGATGCAGTACCAGGCGACGTTGCCGCTCGATCGGTCAAATGTCATGGTGTGGCCCTGCACGAACAGCAAGAAGCCGGCGTTGGTCGTTGAAATATCGGCCCTTGGCGCGATGTAGACCGCTTGCGTGGATTGGTTTTGAAAAGTGATCGAAAGCCGTCCCCAGGGTGTCGCCCCTCCCGATGTAGTCGTCGAATAGAGAAGCGTCGGGGTGGCGCCGCAGGTCACTTGGCCTGATGCCGGGACACTGCCGAGGGCCGTCACGGAGGCGACGTCTTGCGCGAATAGGCCGGTGGAAAAAGCAAGAATCGTGAGAAACAAAACCCAGAGAATAGTCCAAAATAAAACTTTTCTTTCCGTTTCCATCATATCTCCTTTCTCATCCTGTGTACTTCCATGCCGCGCAGGTTACCCGTCGGATTACTCATCACGCCACACCCGTGATCAATCCGTTTGTAATCGTGAGTGTCTTGGTCGCGACAATGGTTCCGGAAACCCCTGTCACGACCGTTAATGTCTGATTCACACCCGGTGATTGCCCACTATAGTCGCCGTGGCCGTCAACGATCACAAAGCCGACTAGTGCATCCTCGGTAATCTTATGTTCCACCGCGCCGAAGACATCACCGTTGGTATTCGTTCCCTCTGCGGGGAGACCGTGTGGGTCTGCTATCACTATCTTTCCGGCATGAATAGTACTGGAATGGTCGGCAGTATTGTTCAATGCGTGCAGCCTGAAATGCTTCTTGGCCACCGCATCCGCTACATCGACATGCTTCAGCCCCCCATCCTTCAGGTTATTACCGCTCACGCCATCGAACTCCACTATGTCTGAATCCACTGAGCTGTCCGGCCCGAATATCTCTCCACCGGCATAGAGCCAGTTACTCCCATCCCACTGGAAGATGCCGGCGAGTCCCTGGCCTGACGGATTCCAATTCACGCCGTCTGCGTAGGCGAACATACCCGGAAATGGATTGTCCGGCGCTGCCTTACCGTAGTTGGGCGATGCCGGATCAACCCATTGGAATATGTCGTTGTAGTACGTAGTCATCACCTGGTACCACTCCAACCACGCAGGATTCGTGATCGTTACACCGTGAGAAAGTGGTAACTCAACAGGAGCTCTGAGCCTGTTCATGAGGCATCCGCTCCTATGAGGACGCGCTTCACCGCATCCGAGATGGTCACCCGGAAGATCCTGTCCCTTGAATACCCGAGCCTCCGCCAGATTACCCTCGTCCTGTAGCGCCCCGCAGCGCCCATCGACGCCGTATACTCGCTCGACCACGTATGGCCCCCGTCATCGCTCCACGCAAGCCCGGCCTGCGGGTCTATCCCGGACTGGAGGGCGGACGCGCCGTCGCCGACGCCCGTTTCCATATCCAGGATGAGGCGGCGGATGAAAATATTCTCCATGCCTTTCTTGTCGAAGAGGTGTTGGCTCGTCCTCATGCTTACCAGCGGAAGCCCGTTGTCCTCATACACATCGGACCGCATCTCGTAGATAGTGCCGTTTTGCCAGTCCCCGATGAAGTGCCTGGCGAAAAATCCGGTGTAGCAGTTGCCCACGTGCCTGCCGATCTCGTAAGGGGCGCCCGTCCATGTCGAGCGCTCGTGCCACATCTGGGTAGATGCATCGTAAACCCACGTGGCGTTCCCGGTCGGAAAGGTGATCACGTAGAAGGTATGCCCCTCGCCGCTGTAGCAGTAGCCAAAAGCGTCATTGGCGTCATTGGTGCCGGTGTTGCCCACGTACTGATTCATCCGGTAGACGACGGCGGGGGGCGTGATGATCTGCGGCACATAGCCGGACACCTCGACGACGCCGACAAACTCCCCCATGTCGTTGTTCCGCTGGATGGCGAGGAAGAAAAACGAGTTGTCGCCTCGGGCAACAGAGGCAGGCGCCGTCGTGCCATAGTCGATGACCGCTCCCGATATCCTGCTGAAAGGAAACCCCTGCGTGGTAGGCGTTCCCGCATCGTACCAGACCTCCGACGTGTGCTGCTTGATGATCCAGAGCTGCTGGTGCACGTTGATCACGGCCTGGACCATATCGGGGGCTGCACTTATGGGGGACGTGGCGAGAGCGTTCCAGGTCGTGCCGTCGTAAAGGTTCGACGCGGATACCGACATGCTGTGTGCATTGCCGATCACAAAATAGCCGTCGATGTAGGTGACCGTCCACGAGCCGGCCGCGGGCCACCCGCCCCCGGAGATCGTGGTGAATGCGCCCGTCGAGTAGTTATAGATGTAGCCGCATGCGCCGTCCACGATCATGAGCTGATTGCCGCCCACGCCCGCACCCCCAAAGCCGTTGTCTGCCATGGCCACGCGGCCCGAAGATGTCGCGAGCGTGCCCAGGGCCTTGGAGACTGTTCCATTGATGTCGACGGAGTAGAGGCTGTTCCCTGACACCACATACATGAGGCCGCCGAAGACGTGCATGCCCCTGACGGGAGAAGGACCGACCTGCGCCCAAAGCACCGTCCCCGGCGTGCCGACCATGGAAATGACCGATTTGGCGTCAGCAGGGTTCGTCTCAGGGTAAAAGTTGACGGAGCGGCTGGCGTCAATGTTGCTCGATCTTGAATTATACGTAGGACCCACGAAAGGGATATTCATGTCTTCTTCCTCGTCGCCTTCCGGCTCTTCTTCGGCCCATTCTTTTCGCCCTTCTTTACGGCTGGCATTTCTCTATCGTCTCTTGATCTCGCTTTTTCCGAGCGATCATTTCTTTCCTTTTCGCTTTGAGCTGGCTCAACACCTGTTCGACCTCCGGGATTTTTGCGTCAAGTATCGCCAGCTCATCCATCTTGACGGGCGTTATGCTCCATCCCCGATCAAGAAACTTCTCAAGTTCTTCCTGGCTTGTTACCACTGTTGGCTTTTCGATGACGTGGTAGATCATCCTGGGAAAGTTTTTGTATTCGGTCTCCGGACTCGGCCCCATCTTTACATGCGGGACCTGCTGATCTGCTGCTATCGGCATTGCCTCCTCCTCTGTTCCTGCTTAAGAGTCCGGCATGCGGGTACTCACCTACCCGCATGCCTTTTTTTGCTTCTGTTGTTAGCCGCCGTTTATCAGACCCGACACAGCGGCCACCTGCTCAAGCTCGTTGAGCAGCGCGATCTGCTGCTGATACATGAAACTCGCCGCTTCCTGAGTGAAAGGCGTGTAGCTCGCTGCCTCCGTCCCGGTGGGTACTTGATCGGTCGCCCCGCAGATGTAGATTTCGCCGGGGGTCGGGGTGATCGCACTGCCGGTGTTATTCTGAAAGGTGATCCCGATGCTGGTTCCGGAGATCACTCTGCACCCGACAATCGCAAGGCCCGCCTGCTGCGAAGGTTTGTTTACAAAAACCGACCCCGAGACGGAATTGATATAGGTCACA